CATCACCACCGCCAATAACCAAAACATCCTCTGGGCAATTATGAGAGCTAAGTGGAACATGAGCAATCATTTCATGATAGTTAAACTCATCAAACTCAGTCATTTGTATGACACCATCCAAACGCAAAAGTTTTCCAAAATATTTTGTTTTAAATACTTCTATGTGTTGGTATTTTGATTTAGTCTCATAAATTAAATCACCATCAATTAGAATGGTTTTACCACTCCTTTTGTCCCAACTATCCTGTATCATTATAATCGTTTAGAAACTTTATGTATTACATTTTTGGCGCCAAAAAAATCTTTACTAAACTGAACCATCTTTTCTACGTCATACCATTTACAACTAAAAATATCTAAATAGGCTGCATTTGTATTATTTGCAAAATGTCCAGATATCAAAGAAGTTTCTATTAGTTGTGTCATAGAAAATCCAGACACTTTAGGATCATCACCAAAGTGAACAACCAAGCACTCTCCAAATGTTCTCATTTCTATCAAATCACAAAGTTGTTTAACATATTCTTTGATTTTGTCAGCGTCTCTTATTGTAGATGGATCACAATCGTATAAATCAACTGAAGTTGACATGCCCCATGGATTCTCTGTATCAAATGTTTTTTTATTCATAATTGCCCCTATTAACGCTTATTGAGCTGCAATTTTTACACTTTAATTTATCTTTAAGATAATCTATAATTTTATTACAGTCAACCTTATTACCGCAAGAAAAAATATCTACTGCTGCATACTTATGTTCTGGCCAGGTGTGGATACTTATATGACTTTCTGCAATTACTAAAACGCCAGTTATACCATAAGGGCTAAACTCATGAAAACATTCATTAACTACTGTAGCGCTACCTAACTTAGCAGCCTCTAAAAATATTTCACGAACAAAATCAGAATTATCTATTTTGCTTTCTTTGCAGTCATTAAACTCCACTATTTGATGATTAGCTAAATATTTCATACAATATTGTAAAATTAAAATTAGTAAATTAAACGAGAAATTAAAAGACCAGTAGCTGTTCCGCAACACGCTCCCAATGAGTAAGTTATTTTTTCGCTTAATTTAGAAAAGGCAATACCCTGTATATTAAAGCACCAGACAAAAGATATAAGAAATCCAACAATAATAGCCCCTGTAATTTTGCCGTTAGCTATCTGCCAAGTATTAAGACACACAAGTGAAACTTGAATCCAAGCGTATATAAATCTTTTTATATTTTTATTCATTTTATTAAACTCTAGCTCCACCAGGAATCGAACCTGGAACGCAAGATTAGAAGTCATGTGTTATATCCGTTTAACTATGGAGCCAGTATATATCACATTATGCACAAGATTCTAAATATGTCAACAAAAAAGCCCCAAAATCCTTTTTACGGGAAATTGGGGCTAAAGTATACTTGCCTTCGAACGAGAAAATACGCTACCGCTACTAAGCAGAGTAGTGTTAAAGGTGTTACACATAAAATTTAAAAAAAAGAAAAAAAATTTTTAAAGGGAAAAAGTGTAAAATACAATATGTTTGAAGGGTCAGAGGAAACTTTTATTATTTTGCAAAATACCTTGCTGGATTCAGTGACTAATGTGTCTTTTGACTATCAGGTTAATGAAGAGGCTATATTGCTATTGTCCAACAGGGGAATCAATAGAAAAATCAATAAGCCCCAAACTGCAAGGTGCTCCATATCTAAGATATATACTAACAGAGATTTCTTGCAAGAATTAACTGGAGTCACTAACTTATCTGGTCAATTCATTTTCGGAGATAAAGCTTTAGACTTTAATGATGCCGTAATAACAAAATACTCCGTTTCGGTTAACGCAAAAGAAATACCAAAAATTTCAATAGACTTACAAATTTATGGAGACTTAAAGCCAACCACAACAATCAGAAAAAATGATGCTTCTGGAGATTACGTAATTAAAGATTTAGATGTTGGAGCTATCTCTTTAAATATGGATGATACCAACTCCGCAGTAACTGATTTCAGTTATGATGTGGAATTTGATGTTAGGCCAACATATGAGATAGAATCTCTAAAATCTTCTTCGGCTAAAATCATAACCCCAATTAAATATGGGTGTGCTGCCAACTTGGAAATTATAGAGCAAGAATTCGAAAACATGACAGGTCTTGTGAATACTGAGTCTTTTAACAGAAATATTTCTTTCAGTTTCTCTGATAAGGATCTAAGCGTATTAAATTCTTATTCCGTACCAAATGCGAGTTTGTCCTCGCAAAGTATATCAATCAAGCCAAAAGACACGATACAATTGGCCCTAAAATACAATGGATACTCTTTACTCGCTGACAGCGCCCCAGCAGCGCCAAAATTCCCAACACTTCAAACTATAGATCCAGTATCTCTGCAAACGGAGGATTTCAATTCTCGTACAACTGGTATTTTCGATCTTGGATACTTCCACTTCTTACCTGGCTCGTTTACAGATACAGAGAATTTCAATAGCTACGCAACTGGATTATCTGGCCCAGCCACAGGAAACATGCATTCATTTGTTCAGGCGATAGTGTTTGATACTGAAGACTTTAATTCTGAAAGTACTGGCAACTTTGAGATATCAGAAGACATAGGTGATAAATTCACCGACTTTCAAGATTTTAATTCACAAGATGAAGGAACCACTGGTTTATTCTCACTAACCTAAAAAAAAGTGTAAACAACAATATGTCTGGAGGAACAATATTTAGAAAGCAAATAGCTGACAATGGTTTTGGAACTGGCGACAACTGTCTAAAAATAGACAGTAATTATGCCTATCAAGTCCCCTTTAGTTTTGGCGACAACTGGAACAAAATTAAATTCGGGATGTTTTTAAGTTTTGTTAGTGGAGATTCATTAAATGGTGGCACGGATACGGGAGGCTCCTATGAAGACGCTGGAGGAGGCACAAATGACACGTTCAACTGGATAGGTTTAGCCAGGAACGCAAATACAAAATCTTTGCCTTTAGACGCAGTAAATCAAGGGTTTGTGGGGCACAAGTCTAATGCAATTTATGTTTTCGGCAATACTTCGATAAGTAATCATAAGTTACGTATACTTGATGCCAGTCAGACTCTTTTTGACGGCACCAGTGACGGCAACGCTCTTGCCACCTCAACGTTTGGCGGGTCGGTGCTGTCCACAGGGCTTATAGAAGACGATTACGGGAATATATCGACCATATACAAAGCTAATGGCAACAATGGTTTAGCATCCCCATCTAATACTGGCGGTGTGAACGAAACGGGGGTGGGATTTTGTGATTACGTTGGAATGACGTTTGAAGTGAACAACAAGGGGCAGGAAGATCAAAAAATATCAATGACGATGCACCATACCACTAAAAACATCGGCGGGGTCGGATCTACTAGTAAGATATCAGATGTCTCCATGGACACTTTAAAATTCTTGATGAATAGCTCAGATACAACCGAGACACAAGATGCCCATACTGACGGTGGCAACAGCGCACCAAATGAAATTACTGGATTGGTTTTTAATGATGGTACTAATGCGCACCCCTTACCAGACTCTTTTTTCTTTTATAATGCAATGCCTAAGGCAAGACCTAGAATACATGCATGGGCGGTAAAAAAGTTTAGTTGATGACAAACATAGAATTCAAGCAACTGAATCACAAAATAAAATTCAGGGAGCGTAAATTTAAATTTACAGACAATCAAGTAGATTTTTTAAAAACAGCTTTAGATCCCGAAACAAAACTTTTATTTTTATCGGGGCCAGCTGGCACGGCCAAAACATACATGGCCACATACTCTGCCCTTCAGATGTTAGTTGATTCTGGGCTAGAAAAAGAAATTCTTTATATTAGAAGCATAGCTGAAAGCGCCCAAAGAAGTATGGGGTCTTTGCCAGGCGACTTGAACGAAAAGTTTTCTGTATTTGCTACTCCATTCTATGACAAGCTAGACGAAATAATAAATGCTGTAGATATAAAGGTTCTACGTGAAAAAGGTTTGTTTGACTGCATACCCGTCAATTATATTAGAGGTTCTAACTGGGAAGACTCAGTTGTGATAATAGACGAAGCGCAAAATTTTTCATATAACGAACTACTAACAACATTAACCAGAATTGGAGAAGGCTCCAAGATTATTATTTGCGGCGACCAGATGCAAAGCGATATAGGAAACAGTGGTTTTTCTAAAGTATTTGATATTTTTAATGACGAAGAATCAAAAGATAACGGGGTTGTGTGTAAAGAATTTACCTCTGATGATATAAAAAGGAGTAAAATAGTAAAATTTATTGTATCTAAGCTAGAGAAAATTTAAAATAAATTTATTATAATTTATGGCTATTAAATTTTGTACAGATTGTGGAAAGAAGGTTGAATATAAATTCAGCCCACCTAAGTTTTGTTCTGACTGCGGAGCGCCGATGGGAATTGCTAGTGTAAACGAGGCTTCCCAACCCAAAAGGGTTTCTAAAAAAATTGAGGTCTTAGGAGAAGACGAAACGGATGCACAATCAGTTCCGTATGTTTCAAGACTTGAATATGAGATTGAAGATTTTGGAAACAATTGCCAACAAACAATGGGGTCTCTAGCTGGTATAAGAGCGCCCAAAGCAAAAAAAAGGACTGTAAGAGATATTGATAATTTGTAATGTATTCATTTGAAGATAAGCTTGAACAAATAGAAGCTGCTTTAGAGAGAAAACGTTCCAAATGGCATCTAGACGCAGTTACATATATTGATTACGATGACATTAAACAAGTCATCATGACGCATATTTATAAGAAGTGGCATTTATGGGATCAGAAAAAACCTATAGAGCCGTGGCTTAGTAGGGTAGTGTCTAATCAATTTAAAAATTTATTAAGAAACCACTACGGCAATTATGTAAATCCCTGCCCAGATCAACACAAAGAAGACCACGATCCATTGACCTGCCCAATTTGCACAAAGTGGCGTAATAGTAAAAAGTCTGCGTATGATATAAAACTTGCCGTCACAATGGAGCATCACATGAATGAGATATGCGAAAGAAGGGATACATTTTTAGATCTAGAGCTGGCGACCCGAAAACTAGAATCTGAGATGAAGATTCATTTAAATAGTAGGCAGTATGTAGCATTTGAAATGTTGTTTGTCCAAAATAAAACAGAAGAACAAGTCGCTAATTACCTAGGTTTTAAAACAAGCGAAAAGAAGAGATCGGCAGGCTACAAACAAATTAAAAACTTAAAAAAGATTTTTCAAGAAAAAGCCAAGGAAATAATAAAAGAGAAAGATATCATATGATCACCTTAACAGATGCACAAAAAGAATTTGCTCTACAGATGTTTCAAGATGATCCTAATATCATCAATATAACAAAAAAAGTTTTTGAAGATGAATCTCTAGATGGAAGATCGAAAGAGGGTAGAGCTGTTAGTAAATTTTTAGCAGAGAATGGTTTACGAGCCCAAACCACAAAGCGTGCAAAGTCGGACGATGTAGAACTTTCTGAAGAGCAGATTGAAAAAATTGAAGAGATGGAAGGGGAGGGCTTCAATACATCGCAGATTGCAGACGTTCTTTTTAACAAAGAGGTCAAACGTCTCAGTAATGAGTGGAGAGCCGTGAATGAGGTATTAGGACAAGAAAAAGAAGTGGTAGAGGGTCAACCCTCATCGACTTATGCCTCACCGCAAGCTATTTCTAGAATAATTAAAAAAATTAATGATTCAACTGGTTATGGTTTAGAAGAAACTAAAATGTCACGAAGCCAGCATACTTGCTGTAGCAGATTAAGAATTAATTTATCAAACTCAAGATTTGTAGCTATCGTAAATAACTATACAGCATTTAGGGATAAAGAATTATTTGAGCAAGAATTTATTAGACTTACCTGGGATAAGCCAGATCTAACTGCGGACGAGCTTAATCTTTACATGAACGTGGCAAAAGAAATTATTAATCTTGAATTGATAACTGGTCACCTGCAGAAGCTAAACGATATGTTTGAGAGCGCAGATGATCAAGACGAAATGACTGTTCGTCTTGCTGAGATAATTAAGGCAAAAAGCTCTGAATATCATCAGTGTGAAACACGAATAGAAAATCTTACTAAAAAATTACAGGGAGACAGAGGCGCTCGTCTAGCGAACAGGCAAAAAGAAAATGCATCGTTTTTATCTATTGTACAACTCTTTCAAGAAGAGGAAGAAAGAAAAAACATGGTTCGAATTGCCGAAATGCAGAAAGAGGTAATCAAAGAGGAGGCCCAAAGACTTGAGGGTATGGCTGCATGGAAAGCCCGTGTTCTAGGTATCGGTATTGAAGATGTCTTATAAATGCAAAGAGTGTGGGGCCGAGTTTGAGACAGAAAAAAGTCTTCATGCTCATCTTAAGGCGCATAAGATGTATGTAGGTGACTACTATGTTAAACATTATCCACGATTTAACAAGTTGAATGGTAACCCGTTACCCTTTAAGAAAAAAGACGAATACTTTGCAAATGATTTTATCAATCGATCACAGCTCGTAAAGTGGTGCGAGTCTGCGCCAGATGAAGAAGTCAAGGACTACATTCTTGAGTTAGGCAAAAAAAGAATTGAAAGAAAAAAATATAAGAATGCCCCCTTTCATTTAGAGCTTCTCAAACGACAGTTGCCAGACCTAGATGTTTATAAAAAACACTTCGGTACATACACCAATGCTTGTGAGGCCATGGGAGTAAAGCCTATATTCTACAAGGGCATGCCAAAGGAATTTGTGAACGATGTGGCAGTTGAAGTCCTGATTGACACCAGAGAACAGCAACCATTAGAGTTTAATAAATCTACAATTTTAAAGTTAGACTTTGGAGATTATACTTTAGGCGGAGACGATTTCACTAATACATTTGTAGACAGAAAAAGCGCTGGTGATTTCTTATCAACTTTTGGCGGACAAGTAGATAGATTTAGGAGAGAGATGGAAAGATGTGTTGAGTTAGATAGCTATATGTATATTGTTGTAGAGAAATCTCTTAAAGCAATAGAAAAAGAAGCTGTGTTCACAAAAGGAAGAAGAGCTCCTAAACTAGGCTGGGTGTTTTCTAATTTGATTTCAGTTCAACATGAATTCGCTGGCAATTGTCAATTTATATTTACGGACAGCAGAAAACATAGCGAAGAGCTAATTCCAAAATTACTATACTTAGGCAAGAAACTCTGGAACGTGGATGTGCAATATTTTTTAGATAAGGAAAAAAAATGAGCTGGGAAAAGGGAAATCAAAAATCTTTAAATAGAGAACCAATTAACCAACAGATTATGGATCTCGAAGGTTATCTGGAAGATACTAAAGCTAAGATTTGGTTATATAAATTTATGAAGGAAAATGTAACCTTTACTACAGAGTTACTTACTGGCATTGAGCTATTTCCTTTTCAACACATGGCTGTCAAAGCTATGATGGAAAATGATTACTTTTTGGGGATATGGTCTCGTGGTATGTCCAAATCCTTCTCTACTGGTATTTTTGCTTTGTTAGATGCGATGATGAATCAAGGTGTTCACATTGGTATTATATCAAAATCATTTAGACAGTCTAAGATGATATTTCGTAAGATAGAGGATATATCGCAAGATCCCAAAGCTCAGTTGTTTCAGCAGTGTATTGGCAAGGTAAGCAAATCAAATGATGAATGGTCCATGCAGATTGGTAAGAGTCGTATCACGGCTTTACCGCTTGGTGATGGAGAAAAGCTTCGTGGTTTCCGTTTTCAACGCATTATTGTCGATGAGCTTCTGCTTATGCCAGAGAAAGTATTAAATGAAGTTATTATGCCGTTCCTGGCTGTTGTAGAAAATCCAACAGAAAGACAAAAAATCAAGGACGCAGAAGATGCAATGATTAGTGCTGGTAAGATGACAGAAGACGAGAGGACGGAGTGGCCATCTAATAAAATGATTGGGCTATCATCCGCATCTTATAAGTTTGAGTATCTCTATAAAATGTATCAAGCCTATGAAAACATGATCTTCAATCCTGGGGGAAAAAATCAAGGCAGAAGATGCATAATGCAGTTCAGCTACGATTGTGCCCCGAAGGCGTTGTATGATGAAAATTTAATCTCTCAAGCAAAGGGCACAATGAGTCAGTCTCAAATTGACCGAGAGTTTAATGCTCAGTTTACGGATGACAGTGCTGGGTATTTTAAAATAAGTAAAATGGCTGATTGTACGATAGAAGATGGAGAATCCCCAGCTGTGGAAATTGCTGGAGAAGAAGGCGCTGAATATATTTTAGCTTTTGACCCATCTTGGTCTGAATCTGAAGCATCTGACGATTTTGCTATACAGGTAATAAAATTAATACCCAAAGAAAAAAAAGGTGTGCTAGTACATAGCTACGCTTTACCTGGAACTAATCTAAAGAAGCATATAACTTACTTTAAGTATATATTAGATCATTTTAATATTATTATGGTTGTAGGAGACTACAATGGGGGAGTGCAATTCATTAATTCCTGTAATGAAAGCGAAACGTTTAAAAGAGAAAAATTAAACATAGGAATGTTTGAGGGCGCTTTCAACAACCCTCACGACTATGTAAAGGATTTAAAACAAGCCAGGGGAGAATACAACTTAAAGAATAATGTAATATGCCATTTAAGAAAACCCTTATCTGTTTGGATTAGAAACGCAAATGAAATGTTGCAAACAGCTTTTGATAGGAAAAGAATACACTTTGCAGCTACAGCAATGGACGACAACTACTCTTTGCAGAGATCTAAAAAAATACCAATTAAAGATTTAAAATTTTCAAAATACGAAGAGGAGAAAAATGTTGGAGCCAAAATGATTGAATTCATAGAACACCAGAAAGATATGATAGACTTAACGAAAGCAGAATGTGCTTTAATTCAAGTTTCTAGTTCTGCTGGAGGCACTCAAAACTTTGATTTACCCCCCAATCTAAAAAGACAAAGGGGTGTAGATAAACCAAGAAAGGATTCCTACTCGGCTCTGATCCTGGGTAATTGGGGAATGAATATATACTATGATATGATGAATATACCCAAGGAAAACCACCAAGGTTTCACTCCTATGTTTATTTAAAAAAGTTCCAAAAGTCACTTTTAAAAGTGTAATTAACTTTATAATAAGATATGGCAAAAAGAAAATATAATAAAAAATCTGATTACTGGAATAAGTTTGACAAACTAACAGGACAAGCGTCACAAGTTGAAAATTCAGTTGAGCCAGCCACTGCTGGAGAAGCATATCATACCTCTTTAGGTTCGTACAGTAGATCTGGATCGGGCAATGGTAGCACGAGCACCAGAATAAATAGGTCTTCTGTTACAGCCCCAAAAAATAAATTTAGTCAAATTCGTGCTGGTTTACTTCCTTACGAAATTTCTTCTGATGGAATAAATGTAAGAGAAGCTATTGAACTTTGTCAGAAAGCTTATGCAAATGTACCTATCTTTAGAAACACTATTGATATGATGTCTGAGTTTGCTAATGCTGAGGTTTACTTAGAAGGCGGAAATGCTACTTCTAGAAAATTCTTTATGAAGCTTTTTGATAGAATTAAGTTATGGGACTTAAAGGATCAATATTTCAGAGAGTATTACAGGAGTGGGAATATTTTTCTATATAGATTAGATGGAAAATTTGATTTAGATGATTTTAAGAAGTTTTCTAAAGTTGTAGAAAATACTCCTAGAGAAAATAAATTTCCCTTGAAATATATTGTTTTAAATCCATTTGAGATAGTAGCGAAGCGAAGCACGGTATTTAATACAAAAGATGGCGCTTATGCTAAGGTTCTTTCTGAATTCGATATGGAAAGACTTGCTAATCCAAAAAATGATTACGATAAAGCCGTATTTGAGGCCCTAGACCCACAAGATCAAAAATTAATTAAAGACGGCGCTTATTTCAAAGACGGGCTTAAAATTAATTTAGAAAATGAAAGACTGGCATATAGTTTTTATAAAAAGCAAGATTATGAGCCTTTTGCTATTCCATTTGGTTATCCTGTCCTAGAAGACATCAACGCCAAAATGGAGATGAAGAAAATGGATCAAGCAATCATGAGAACCGTAGAAAATGTTATTCTCATGATTACAATGGGCGCTGAGCCAGAAAAAGGAGGAATAAATTCAAACAATGTTAGGGCTATGCAAAAGCTCTTCCAGAATGAGTCCGTCGGCCGTGTTCTTGTATCAGACTATACAACCAAAGCAGATTTTGTTATACCAGACATAAACAAGGTTGTTGGCGTGCAAAAATATGAGGTCATTAATCAAGACATTAAAGAAGGACTTCAAAACATCATACTCAATGATGATAAGTATAGTGGCGCTGAGATAAAAGCCCGTGTGTTCTTAGATAGATTAAAAGAGGCTCGTGAAGCTTTTGTAAACGATTTTCTACAACCAGAAATTCAACGCATCTCTAAAGATTTAGGTTTTAGGCAGGCTCCTACTGTTAAGTTTAAAGATATCGACCTGCGTGACGAAACTCAATTAATGAGAGTAGCCACAAGGCTCATGGAACTTGGTATTCTTTCTGCGGAGCAAGGAATGACTCTTTTCCATACTGGAAAATTTCCTCAGGCAGAAGATTTGGCAAAGGCTCAAGAAAAGTTTGTTTCCCAAAGAGAAAAGGGATACTTTAATCCAGTTGTAGGTGGAGTACCCATGATTCAAGATGACGTGGACGAGCCGAAAGCAAAACCAACAAATGGTAATCCCGCAGAATCGATTAATTCAACCAATAC